CTTGGTAGATTACGAGTACGCTGACATTATCGACAATCAAGATAAGATCAGAACTCTAATCGATCCAACATCATCTTACGCTCAAGCTGCTGCTTTCGCATTAGGTAGAGCAATGGATGATGAAATAATCGCTGCAATAAGTGGAACAGCTTTCACTGGTGAAACTGGTAGTACATCTACTGCTTTACCTGGTGCGCAAGCTATCACTGAAAGTGGCTCAGGTGGATTAACAATCGCAAAACTAAGAAGCGCAAAAGAAATCTTAGATAGCGGTAACGTAGATCCATCAATCGCAAGATACATAGTAGTAGGACCAAAACAAATTTCTGATTTGTTAGGAACTACTGAAGTAACTTCTAGCGATTTTAATACAGTAAAATCCTTAAGTAACGGTGAAATTAATACGTTCTTAGGATTTAACTTCATAGTCTCTAACAGACTGTCAATCGCCTCATCTAAAAGATTATGCTTAGCATACGCTATGGATGGTGTGAAACTTGCATTAGGTCAAGATCTGATGTCAAGAATTGATGAGCTGCCAAACAAAGGCTATGCAACCCAAGTATACAACTGCATGTCTATCGGGGCAACTCGTATGGAGGAAAGCAAGGTTGTATCAATCCAAGCTCACGAAGCTTAATCAATAGGAGATATAAATCATGTCAAGCGTTAAAGGTGTAAATTACACAAACATAACAGCTAGTCCTATTGTAAAAGTGGACAGCGAAGTTGCTGGTGGAAAAATGAGAGTTTCATACGATAACTATGAAGCATCATCATTAGCAAGTGGATCAGACATTACGATTGGTAGAGTTCCAACTAATGCAACTATAATGGATGTTGTTCTAAAGTGTGATGCTTTAGGCGGCTCTTCAACTTTAAAAGTTGGGGATGCTGGCGATGACGACAGATATTTAGCTGCAGTAGGTACGTGGAATGCTGCTGGTCAAGTTCAATCAATGTTAGGTGGCTCTACAGCTGCTAATACTGCGATGGGCGGTCTTGGTTACAGAACAACTGCGGAAACTGACATTATAATCACAACTGGTGGAGCAACTATAAGTGGCTCTATTCATGTTTGGGTTATGTACACAGTCGAGTAGTAAATCATTTTGCTTGGCGAAGAAATTCGCCAGGCATAACAATCATGAAATATTTTTTAATTTTATTTATGTTTAGTATGGATGAAACAGGATCAAAACTTATTGATCAAAAAACTTTACCAATAGAATATCCAAATTATTACGACTGCTTAAGCGATGGATATATTAGAGCTTACAGTACAATTATGACTTTAGGACCACAAAAAGTTATGGAACAAAAACTTTTAATAACATTTAACTGCAAGGAAATTAATGGCATCAGTAGTTGATATTTGCAACTCAGGTTTAAACTTATTAGGCGCTTCTACAATCACTCAATTAACAGATGATAGTAAGAATGCTAGGTTATGTAACCAAAGGTATGAGCCTATTAGAAATAGAATTTTTAGATCACACGCTTGGAACTGTTTAACTAAAAGAGTTCAGTTAGCAGCTGATAGCGCAGCTCCAGTAGTAGAGTATTCTACACAATATACTTTACCAAGTGATTGCTTAAGAGTTTTAAAAGTTCATAACGGAACTACAGATAGTATTGCTAGTGATATAGATTATGTTGTTGAAGGTAGAAAAATTAAAACTAATCAAGGAACCGTCTTTTTAGTTTACATAGCTTTAATTACAGATCCAAACGAATACGATACCTATTTACAAGAAAGTATTGCTTCAGCTTTAGCAGCAGACATAGCTTATGCTATTACAAATAATGCAACACTAGCTAAGAATTATCAGGTAACAGCTGACGAAAGATTAAGAGAAGCTAGATTTGTTGACGCAACAGAAAATAGTTTAGGCACGATCGAGAGTAACGAATTTACAGATGCGAGGTTATAATGACCGCAACTGCTTTTGATCCTGGTTTAATAAAAAAATATAGAGAGCCAAGAGTTTTATTACATTTTCAATGGGGTGATGATGACACAAAAGTTTATCGATATGCTTTAGTGGAAGTTATTAATGTAGGTGAAATTGATCCTAGAACCAAATGTAAAAAAGATGAACAAGGTTTAACACAACAAGAAATTTATAAAAAATTATGCCAAGAACAACACTTGCTTTAACTTCTTTTGTATCAGGCGAACTAGGAGCCAAGCTTGATGGCAGAACAGATTTTACCAAATACGGAACTGGTTGTAAAAAATTAGAAAACTTTTTAGTACATCCTCAAGGAGCTGCTTCAAGAAGAGTAGGTACACAATTTATTGCAGAAGTTAAATCAAGCGCTGCTAAAACAAGATTAATACCTTTTGAATTTTCAACAACTCAAACTTATATTTTAGAATTTGGAAATACTTATATTAGATTTTTTAAAGATAAAGGTCAGATATTAGATAGTGGATCACCTTATGAAATATCCTCACCATATTTAACAGCTGAACTTTTTGATATTAAATTTTCACAATCTGCTGACGTAATGTACATCGTTCATCCAAATCATGAAACGATGAAGCTTTCTAGAACTGGACATACTAATTGGACATTAGCTGCAGTTGATTTTACTGATGGTCCTTATTTAGAGCCTAACGATACGACAACAACTTTAACTCCAGCATCTGCTTCGACAGGTACAGGCGTTAATATTACTGCTTCTGCAGTGACAGGAATTAATGGTGGATCAGGATTTTTAACTACAGATGTTGGAAGAGTAATATCTTTTAATAGTGGTTTAGCAAAAATTACAGCTCGTACTAGTACGACAGTAGTTGTTTGTACAATTACAAAAGCTTTTGCAAATACCGATGCTAAGACAGATTGGAAGCTAGGAGCTTTCTCAGATACAACAGGTCATCCTTCTAGTGTTTCGTTTTTTGAACAAAGATTAGTTTTTGCTGGAACTATATCTGAGCCGCAAACTTTATATTTTTCAAAGTCAGGTGATTACGAAAATATGACTGCTGGTACTAATGCTGACGATGCTATGATTTATACCATCGCATCAAATCAGGTTAATGCCATAAGATATTTAAAAGCAACAAGAACTTTAATTGTTGGAACAACTGGCGGTGAGTTTACAGTTTCGGCAGATGGTACGGATGCAGCCGTTACACCAACAAATGTTACCATTAAAAAACAAAGCTCTTATGGATCAGCTAATGTTGATGCGCAACCAGCTGGTAACGCAGTATTATTTTTACAAAAAGCTAAAAGAAAAATTAGAGAACTAACTTACAATTTTGACGTTGACGGATATGTAGCCGCTGACCTTACTATACTTAACGATATTGTCACTAAGACAGGAATAAATGAAATGGCTTATCAGCAAGAGCCTGACAGTATTCTTTGGTGTGTAAGAGAAGATGGAATTTTATCAGGATTAACTTATCAGAGATCTGAAAATGTTACTGCCTGGCATAAACATATCTTCGGTGGCAAAAGTCAAGATTGTACTATTACAGTTACAGACTACGCTAATATTGCTACTGGTACAAAATTAACATTTACTAAATCAGATGGCACATCTGTTACATTTACAAGTGAAGCTGCTGGAGGATCTTCGCCATCAAGCTCATTAGGTTTTAGACCTAATACAAATAACAACACAACAGCTGATAATATTTTTACTACAGTTAATGCTCACGCAGATTTTACTGTAGCTAATCCAGCTGCAAACGTAATTACAATAAGAGAGACAGCACCTCAAGCCACAGGTTTTTTATCGTGTGTATCAGGTGATATAACAAGATTAACAGTACAAAATGAAACAGCAGCAATATGTGAAAGTGTTGCTTCTATTTCAGGAACTTTAACTGAAGATGAATTATGGGTTATCGTAAGAAGAACTGTTAATGGTGCAACCAAAAGATATGTTGAGTGTTTCTCTGAATTTGATTTTGATGAGACAACAGCAACTGATTTTAGGTTTGTGGACAGTCATCTTACTTACGATGGGTCAGCGACAACATCGCTGTCAGGATTGAGCCACTTGGAAGGTCAAACTGTTTCTGTCCTAGCGGATGGCGCAACTCATGCAAATAAGATTGTGTCGAGTGGTTCGATCGCCTTAGATAGATCTACTAAGAAAGCAGTTGTAGGTTTAGCTTATAACAGTGTTCTACAAACTATGAGAATAGAAGGTGGAGCTGCAGAAGGAACGTCTCAAGGAAAAACAAAAAGAATTAGTAAAGTTACATTAAGATTATTTGAAACAGTTGGTGCAAAAGTAGGACCAAGTTTAACGAATTTAGAAACAGTTCCATTTAGAACTTCATCAGATCCAATGGACACTCCAGTTTCAACATTAATAGCTGGTGATAAAGAAATAGAATTTAGAGACGATTACAATACGGATGGATTTATTTTTATAAAACAAGATCAG